CTTTACCGGATCCAACCCCGTGATGTCCTCAATGATGATACCGGAGTTCTCACTTGCGATGGTGAGCGGGAGGAGCCCACCCTGCGTGTTTCGAACTTCGATCCTGGTAATCATCAGATAGGCAGAGCTCCTCTCGCAGTTGACAGCTGGTTCTTGGTTTGACGGTAGATGTCAGCGTTAGACAGCGCCACCGGCGAGTTGTTGTACTGGTTGAAGGTGATGGGGGGCTTTGCATTGTTCCCCGCTATCTCCGTGGACGTGATCTGGTTGTTGATGTAACCATTCGAAGCACCAACGGCGTTCGAATATGTCGCATCGAACGACACCGGGTTGCTCGGGAGATAGTCTCCGATCTGGCCGGCGCTCTTCTTGACCTGCGAGAGATCGAGAACCGGAGTGATGGTCGGGTTGGTGTCGATATTCTCGCTGATGAGCGTCGACATTCCGGACAATGAGTTCTTGAGGGAATCCATTGCCGTGGAACCGATATTCTCAGCGGGCTTCTTCACCATGTCGGCGAAGTTGGTCAGGCCGACGGCCATACCCTCGTTCGCGGACTTACCGAGCTCGATGAACCTCTTCGAGGGAGAATTGACCTGGAGGAAGTCCTTCGCAGCGTTGAACGCGGACTTGGCCACGTTCTCGGCCTCACTGGCGATCTTGCCGGAACCGCCGGCGAGACCATTAACCATACCCTCGATCATGGCGGAAGCGAGGTTTGCTCCGGCCTGCCCCATCGCCTTCGAATTACTTCGAATGGTGTCGGCGAGGCTGTTGACGAAGTGAATGATCAGGTTCGCACCGGCTTGTGTGATGCTCGGCAACTGCGCGGAAATGCCGTTGATGAACCTCACTGCGATTTCCACGGTGACCGTGACGATCTGTCCGATGTTGTTCTTGATCCCTGTGAGGAGACCGATGATCAACTTCAGACCGGCATCCACAAGATGCGGAACGTACTTCACGAGTTCGTCAAGCATCGTTGAGAGCATGCTCAGAAGCGCACCGATGACCTGAGGAGCCGTGTTAGAGATCGCCTTGACCAGCGACAGGATTACTGTCGTGATGGCCGAGGTGATGGCCGGTCCAGCTTGCGAGATCACCGTGGCGAAGGCAATGACGCCCTTACCGATCTCCTCCATGACTTGCGGAATGAGACCGATCAGACCCTTGACGATGCCGACGATGGCCGCAGTGCCTGCCGACCCAGCTGCAGCCAGAAGACCCAGCGCAGTTGCGAAGAACAGGATGCCTGCGCCAGTAGCGAGAACGCCCGCGCCGAGAAGCAGCACGGCAGCTCCGAATCCCAGAAGAACCGGAACTGCGGGGACGAGAAGGAGAGCACCGCCTGCGATGATGATGAACGCACCAGCCAGCGCAACGAGGCTCTTACCGATCTCGGACCACGACATCTGGCCCATCGACTGAAGCACCGGAAGAAGGATCTTCAGAGCTCCTGCCGCGATGACCAATGCTGCCGCACCGGGAAGCGCACCCTCCATGAGATACAGACCACCGGCAAGGATCGCCAGAGAACCTGCGAGCTCGAGGAGACTCTTACCGATCGCAGTCCACGACATCTGACCCATCTTCTGCAGTGAATCCGTCATCAGCCCGATCGAGGAAGCCACGATGAATATCGCAGCCGCCGAGAGGAGCGACGAAGGAGGCAGAAGAGCCAATGCCGCGGAGATTGCGAGGAGCGAACCCGCGATAGCGAATATGCCCTTTGCGATCACCTCGCCCTTGATCTCTCCCAACTTCTGAATCGTCTGACCGATCATGTTGAGAGCGAACGAGATGATGAGCATGCCGGCCGCCCTGATGGGGGCATCTTCCGGCATGAGTCGCATCGCTCCGGTGATGAGGGCGAGGCTGATTCCGATGGAGACGAGACCCTTGGCGATGTTCTCCCAGGAGAACTCCGCGAAGTTACTCATCGCCTCGGAGATCTGCTTGATGCCCCTCGCAAGGAGGAGAATGCCAGCGACCTTGATCGTCCCCGCAGTATCTGCGTCCGCGAACTTCGTGAAGAGAACGAGGCTCGACAAGATGAGACCAACGCCGATGAGACCCTTACCCAGCTGTTCCCAACTGAGTCCGGACAGATCCTTCACGGCCCCGACGAGCATCTTGATGGCGCCGGAAAGGATGACGATTCCGATGGTCTTGGAGATGAACTGTTCCGGCTCGGGCATGAGCTTCATCGTGAGGATTAGCTCGGAGAGAATGACGGTGAAACCGGCAAGTCCACGAGCAAGGCCATTCCAGTCGAGACTGGCCAGATCCTTCACGGCCTTCGCCATGGTGTCTATCGCGAGACCCAGAAGGATCAACGCGCCAGCAACGAGAAGGATCTTGAGGTTGGCCTCCTCGCCCATGGCCTTCTGGAACCCGTAAAGGGAGCCGATGAGCTGAGCGAACAGGATGGTGATAGCGCCGAGCGACGCCGCAAGCTGCTGCGGGTTGACGTTGGAGAGTTCCTTGATGGAGAGCACCAGAAGACCGATGGCCGCAGCGATCTCGAGAAGCGTTGCCGCCTTCAGGGTGTTCTGCATCGTTTCGAGAGTTTCGGTTACACCCTCGAACATCTCCTTGAAAGTGTCGACAATGCCGCCACCCTCGTCTTCGCTGCTGCCCTTGAACTTGTTGATGACCTTCCTGACGAGAAGGATCAGGGCCGCGAAGAGCCCCGTGTCCAGACCGTCGAGAAGGCCCTGGAAGTGAATGCTGTTGAAAGCGCCAGCGATGGCACTCCCAATTTGACTGAAGAGGTCCCCCGCCTTCTGGACCCACGGCTTGACGGTCTTGTCGACGTCGCTGAAGAAGTCAGTGATCTTCTTCCAGATGTCGTCGATGATCCCGATGAGCTTCTTCGTCGCGGGCGACGCCTTCTTCTCGAAGTCGTCGAAGACGGTTCCGAGATCCTTCCATACCTTCGAGATTGCCTCGTTGATCGTCTTGAGAGGATCGGTGCCCTCGACGAGTTTCTTGACGAACTCGGTAAGGGACTTGGCCGCCTTGGTTCCGTCGAACTTAGAGGTGGTGTCGAAAATGTCCTTCAGGGGCTTGAGGAAGTCCCTGATCTTCGTGTTCGCCTTATCAGCCTCAGTCTCGAGATCCTTGAAGAACTTGACGATGAGGTTGCCCTGATCGATGGTCTTCTTGATCTGTACGAGGAAATCGCCGACCTTGGCCGTGATTTCGAGGAATCCCCCGGAGCCCTTTGTCGTCATTCCCACGAGATCGAAGAGGGTTTTCACGCCCTGCTTGACAACGTCCCAGACGATGGAGAGAACGGCGAACAGACCGGCGAAGGTACGCTTCAACTCATCGGCAGTGGTTCCTCCTATTTTGAGCCTTTCGAAGAAGTCTCTGAAGGTGGTCGTCATGTCGTAGAGCTGCTTGGCCGTGGTGGCCGGGAACATCTCCGAGAAGGCTTCCTTGATCGGCTTCAGTACCGCAGCGAGATCTTGAAACGCGACCTTGATGCCGTCGATGAGCGCCTTGCGACCGCCGAGCTGATCCCAACCCTCAAGCAGCGTGTTGAGCGCGTAGATCGGATTGGTGAGCGCGTTCTCCAGCGTGTTGTGGAGATCGGTGAACAGATCCGTGGCGGTGCCGATGTCGCCGAAGAGCGTCTTGAAGATCGCGGCATATGCAGTTGCCACTTCCTCCTTGAGCGCGTCGGTGAGCTGGGTCACGGTCTTGATCTTGGTGGCCGAATCCACGGCGATCTGGCCGAGCTGCATGATCTGCTGGGCCTGCTTCTCCGTGAAGCCCATAGCCTTGATCTGGGCGTCGCTCAGGTCGCCGGTGAACTGCGACAGAGTCTTGGTCAGGACGTTGGAGGTCAGCCAGCCTTCCTGGAGGCTCTCTCGGAAGCTACCGGCCTTCTTGATGATGGCGTCGATGTTCGTACCGGCCGCACGAGCCGTATTGACCAGAGCGTCCTGGAAGGTTTTACCGCCGAGACCGGCGTTGACGACCGAGTTCCAGTCCTGGAGCTTCACCGAACCGGCCGCGATGGCCTGAGACAGCTGGTACATCGCACCGGAAGCCTGCTCGGCGCTTGCGCCGGACAGAGCCGCGAGGTTGGCGATGCCCTTGATGGAACTGACCGAGGTCTGCAGGTTGACGCCGGCGGCCGTGAAGGTGCCGATGTTCTTGGTCATGTCGCTGAAGTTGTACACCGTCTGGTTGGCGTACGTGTTCAGGTCGGCCAGAGCCTTATTGACGTCCTGGATCTTCGTACCCTCGGAAGCGGTGTTCGCGAGGATGGTCTGGACGGCGTTGATCTGCGTCTCGTAGTTGTCGAAACCGTCCTTGATCGGGTCGATGACGAATGCCTTCGCCAGCTCGATTCCCGCGTCGACCACCTTGTCGGTGATGTGCTGGATGGCTTCGATCCCGATGAGCGACATCGTCTTGAACTTGTCTGCGATGTCTTCGACGCCGTTCGCGATGCTGCTGAAAGACAGCCCCTTGGACGCCTTGTCAACGTCGTCGAGACCCTTGGTGGCGCCCTCGAGCTTCAGACTGCCCTTGAGCTTGTCCAGCGAACTGAGAGTCGTAGCCACACCCTGTTCGAACTGCTTGTTGTCGAACGTCATGCGGACGATACTCTCGTCAATGCCGCTCATGCGGAGGTCACCGCCTTCCATACAGTATTAGCGATCTGGTCGAATACCGGCTTGATCGCCGGGTTGATGAAGTCCCGGCCTTGGACGTAGCCGCCGGTGCCAGTGGCGTGACCGTACTGAAGCATGATCACGACCTTGAACCCGTGTTCGACATCTACGTTTGTCCAGGCAATTTCGTAAACACCCCCGGAGCCAGAAACTTCGAAGTCCCAAGAGTCGGCGGCCAAGCCGGTTTCGACGGGAGTCGCACGAGCGAGAGCTTTAACGCCTTCCTCGCCATTCGCCCGGAGAATTCCCGTGATGTCCAGCTTGGCCAGCCGCTGCAACTTGGCTGTGGTTTTGTCGAAGGAGCCTACTACTTGACTAGAGATCACTAGAGGCTCCTCTCATTTTGACTACTCGAGACCGGTGATCTGGCGAGCGGTGGCGAAGTTGAACGCCAGGGTGGTGTAGGCGGAGTCGAACCCGGAGAAGACCGTCCGCAGGGCAGCCGCCTCATCGGCGGTGTAGCCCAGGTTGGCGATGATCGGGTCGGGAGCGGGAGCGGTGAACGGGAACAGCGCCAGGTAGTTGGCGATGATGTTGGACTTCTCGAAGGCCGCACGCAGCTCGAGGGCAGCCTGAGCCGCCTTCGCGTCGAGAGTGCCCTTGTCGACGGTGTATCCGAGAGACACGATGGTCCCCTCCTAGAGGTAGGTCGCGCTGATGAGTGCACCAGCCGCAGTGTTCGTTGCGTCCGTGTTGGTACCGGCACCGGTGATGGAGATGGAGATCCCGAGGGGGAATCGCTTCCCGAGATGTCCGAACTGAGCGTTACCGAAGCTGTTGGTGGCGACAGGGATCGTCATGATCGGAATGTCCGAACCGACCGAAGGAGACGAGGCCTTGTTGTAGAAGCGGATGTAGATCGTACCGGCCGTCGAGTTGTATGCCGTGAGCTCGAACAGAGAACCTGCCGAGTTCTTGATGTTCGCCCCATTTGTGGACGCCGTGGTCGTGTAGTTGTAGATCGAACCATTGGTTGGAGTACCCGTGGAGTTCACCGTCGGCGTACCCGAGATCGTGGCGTTCACGTTGGGTGTTCCCGAAACCGTCACCGCCGGAGTACCGACGATCGTGGCATTCGTGGTGACAGTGCCCGAGACCGCTACGGTTCCCGAGACGTCGGTTCGCATGCGACCGCCGGTGGTCATGCTGAGTGGGATGACATCGCCGTCGTTCGGAGTCGGCGCGGCGGCCTGAGTCTGACCAGACATGAGAAGGTCAGTGTCCATGGTTAACCTCCCATGACTAGTTTGGGCTTCCCGTAACTGCCGCTTGAGGTGTCGAACCAGACGATCGGGTCCTCACCAACGGTAGGCGGTTGGGGGTGGAATGGTGACGCGACAGCTCGCGCAGTAGTCGGGTCGGCAACTACCTGGATCTTGTAGGCGTTCGTTCCGATCTGGACAGCTCTCAGCGGAGGGAATCCGGATTCGTCGAACAAATTGACCAGGGCTTGCGGCGTCGGAAGACTCGCGGTGGCGACGGTGTTTCCGTAGAGGATGTCTTCGATGGTGCTCAGACGGAACGGAAGCGTGGAACGCGAGTCGATCACGAAATGAGCGGTAGGCTTGTACCCCAGGTTGGGTACGGCCGCAGTGGAGATCGACCAACTCATGGTGTCCAGAGTCGGCGAGTCACTCATGGTCTTGTAAGCCCTCTGCGAAGGCGTTGCCAGAGCGTTGTAGACGACGTGGATTTTGTAGGCGTAGGTGGAACCGGTTACGTCGTTGCCGATCCCAGTTCTGTACGTCAGGTTGAACGGCGTTCTCTTCTGCGCGGTGGCGAAGAGACCGTTTTGAGCTGAGACTATCCCGTCACACGGCCCGAATTCGTCCGGGTAGGTGAAGGCGTCAAGCGTTGCCTGGAACTCCTCGCCGGTTGCGAGGTTCAGGTACTTCACGCCGTCGAGGTAGTATGGCTTTGCGGCTCCGCCGGAGACGGTTTCCGTGACCGCAGTCAAACCGGACCACGAAACTCCCGGCTGGTTCCCGACGTAGAGAACACCTCGATCGATGCCGATCTCGTAGAAGCGGCTGCCGGCGTTGTCCCAAGTGAGACGCGGCACGTTTTGATCCTCCTCTCAGCCGGTAGTACCCAGTTGAGCTTTCCGCTGGGCGTTCAAGTCACGATTGCGTTGGGCGACTTCAGCCCTGCTCAGTTCCTTCTTCGGAGCGTTCTTCTGGTTGCACACTCGGACAAGCGTGATCAACCGGTTCAGGTGCCAGTGCTGACATTCGAAGGGGATGTTCAGAGCGATCATCCAGTAGTAGATGATCTCAGACGTGATGATCTCACGGCTCGGTTCTTGACGCTTCTCGTCGAACCACGTCGCCGTCATCTTGGCGTCGAGGTAGGCGCTGATCTTGTCGACGTTTTCGCGGGAGAGTTTGTTGAAAACTTCCGGCGGAACATTCGGCGTGAGGGTCATTGCCTGGATGTACCAGAGGATCTCTTCTGGCGTGTGGTCCGAACCGAGGAACGGCTTCTCGAAGAACGACTCCCATTTTGACAGAGAAACCAGAGAGTGCTCCATCTCGAGTTCGAACGTCTTGGTGACGACGAATTCGTTCGTCTCTTGATTGAAACCTTCGGCCATTGGGACCGATACGATGAGCACTCTCTGATTCTCCTTTCAGATCAGCTGTAGGACACGAACCAGTCGTCGTCCGAGACGAGCGGGAACTTGTAGCCGGTGTTCGGGGTCGCGGTGACCACGGTGTCCTGCGTGATGACCACGTTGCCGGTGACGGGAAGGTCGTTGATCCGGTAGGTGATGCCGGTGACGACCGGGATGGCGATCGTGTGGGTGCCCGCGGTGTAGGTCGGAGCCAC